ACATCAGCACGGTTCCAGTCATCTAATAATAGTATACCACCATTCTTTTTATCAGCAATCCATTCTGGTGCACAGTAAGACATTCTATTCTTACCTGTCATTTTGTATCCACTCTTTAAATAATCAGATACTGCTAACTCATCAACCCATTGACCAACTTTTTTAGTCACTGTTTGTGGCATCTTAGCTAAGTCTGCTGATGCAGCTGCTCTTGAGTTATAGTTTAGTATATCTTTCTCAGACATCTTAACTGTCTTTTCTTTATACATTTGAAATTGTCTAACAGGAAAACCTACAAGGTCACCTAACTCTTCTATCTGTGCTAAGTTTAACTTAACAAAATCCAACTGATGTTTCTTAGCCATGTCCATAATACTAGTAGTCTTACCAATACCTGATTCACCTACTACTTCTACAGCAACAGGTTTTTTACCTTGCTCTTGTAATACTCTGTTGTTACTAATGATGTGATCAATAAATCCATCTAGTTCTTCAATGTTTAAATTTACTTCTGCCATTTTTTTTTTGTTTTTTTAATTAATTAAGTTGAATTTTTTGTCCTGGTAACTCTTCATTGATGCTACAGCGTGAGCTGTGTACCCACAAGGCATTCTTTGGACAGTTTTCTGGTGAATATGCTTCACCGTCTGTTAAATATATAAGAGCAGTATACTCTTTCTTTTCATTGTAATGATCTACAACCGGTTGGAAGCTTGTACCACCTCTACCTTTTACTTCCCAATCCTTTTTAGGATTAAATACTTCAATACTATTAATGCTAGTATCACATTGAACTACAGTAATTTGGTGTCCTGTTTTATGCATATGACATAACTCATTCATAAATTCTTTAAGCTCATCATTAGATACAGATCCACTTGTGTCAACACCAACACATATATGATTCTTGAACTTAATCTTAAGACCAGGGTTAGCAGCATATCTTTTATTATACTTACGCCTAAGCTTTTTAGTATAACTAATAGATGAATTCCCTACAAATCTTCTAAGATATTGTTTCCATGGAAATGATGGTGGCTCAATACTTCTAAGCCTATCAATAATCTCTGCTAGTTCACCAGGTACATGACCTTGTCTTTTCTCAGTAGCATCAGCAGTTTCCTTAAGTTGATGTTCTATTTGCTTCTCTATTAACTTCTTGTCTGCTTCAGATAGATCTTCAAACTCATCCCATGTTGGATGATCATATTGACTGTTACCACACATTTGATTTAGAATATTCTCTAAGTTAGGACAGTTACCTGCTTCTTGTGCTTCCTCTAACTTTTCATAATAATATGTAGTACCTGCTCTAGCATCTAGGTTAAGATCTTTGAACATCTCCATAGTTATACCACCTTCAGGAAGATAGTCATCACCTATATACTGATTGATCTCTAAATCTGCAGCTATATTAAATAGCTTATGATCTTTAAACCTATCTCTCAGAATTAAATGTCCCATTGATACATGTAATAACTCGTGCTTAAGTAAACCAATCCTGTGCTTTTCTGGTAATCCCTCAAAGAACTCTGGGTTAATAGCTAACTGAATACCTATACCATTTTTACTTACACCTGCTGTAGGCAAGTCTTTTCTATATTTCTTGTTAAGTCCTACTAAGAACAGACCATAGAAAGGCTCTGAGAACATTAACGTTTTAGCTGCTCTTGCAACAATGTCTGCTATGTGTGTCATATTTTTATATTTTTTTCTTCTAATTTTACTATTTTTACTAGACCATGGTAGTCTACCAAGGTGTTAACTGTGTCTAATACTTCTTTCCTGATCAGTTTAGTAGAGAGTTTATCATCTCCAACTTCTTCAATCATTTTATTGATCAATATATGAAACGTTGTATCAAGATTAAATGTATTATAGATTCTAGAAAACTCTAGCATTCTTTTATGCATCTCTCTGTCATCTTTATATTCACCTTTACCTATTCTTCTAGCTATTATAGTATTAAGTGTTACGTTAATCTTATAACTATTCCATATTTTTAATGCCAAAAAAAAATCCTCACTAGATGAGGACTTAAACATGGCTAATATATTTTTGAAGGTTTTGTAATCAAGTTTTGTTTTCTTTATTTCTGTCATCTTTGATTTCTATTATTACTCCTGGATTTTCTTTATCATACTTATACTCTTCAAAACAAGGTATAATAAATTCACAGTTATCATCTTCAATCCATCCATGTTTGGTCATATCATCTTGCACGGTTTGTGCTGGATTAATGTAATCAAACTTATGACGGGTGCCTCTAATAAAAGTAAAATGTACATACACAGGTAACTCATACTTACTGAACTCTTTTTGGAAGGATACAGCATCTGCTTTAAATAGTTTTTCAGTTTCTTTTCTGTACTTCATAACAGTTTTACTTGCTATAAAATACTTTCCTGTCCACCTTCTACTATTTTTAGAGCTTGGTACGTTACCTGGTATGAACCATTTCATATTGTATCTTTAATTAATTTGAACAACTTAGGCTTAACTAATTCTGGTCCATATTTCTGAACAGCGTCAGATATATCTTTCTCAGAGTTTAATTTGACTGACTCAATGTTATATAATTTCTTATACTTTTCCATTGCGTTATGCCCGGCCTCATCATTATCCAGCAAACATACAACTTTTTTATACTTTGACAAAAGATTTTGCATTACATATGGTTTAATCATAGTATTCTCTGAGTCAGGAGCTATTGCTTCTAATCCAAATTGAAAACTAAGAACACACATAGCATCCTTAAGTGAACTACATATAACTAGATAATCCTTATCATACTTCAACTGGTCAAGGCCTTGGAGATATTGTTTAACTTTTATAAACTTGTGTCTCTTTTGTTTGGGTTGATATATTTTATATATTTCTCCCTCCTTGTCATAGTATCCATAGATCATGGGATTGGTGATAGTGATCTTCTGTATGTTCTCTTCTTCTTCTTTAATCATTGTATAATACTCAATAGGTACAACATTAAACTGTTCTAATAAACTAGAACCAATGTTATATTGTAACCAGTAAGCAGCATCTATTTGATTCCACTCACGCTTCTTTATATAGTCTACCTGATACTTAGCAACAGGTGTATACTTTATATTATCTAGTGAGCCATTCTCTCTGATATATGTATTATAATCTTCCACAACTCTGAACAACGCCTGAGAATATGTTAGATTAAATAATAGTAATATCAGATCTATCTTACCACCTTGATTACCAGTAGAGAAATCCTTGTACCTATATTCATTACGAGTTGTATCTAAATAAATAAACATACTTGGTGTTCTCTCATTAGGATTAAATATAGACTTGATCTTAACATCTTGTCCTGTTAACCTTTCAGGTAGATCCAAATAGTATTCAAATACCCAGCTACTTTTTATCTCATCTTTTTCACTTATAAAATTCTTTGTACTTATCATAATCAAAATAATAGCAAGGGTGGACAAGTGTATTAACTGTATGGCAATAGCGCCTTTATGCCCACCCCTACTCTTATATATTAAAGATCAAAATCAGAACCATTCACTTTTGCAGTCTTTGGTTCAAAGTTACTAGCTTGACCATTAGATGGTACATCTTTCTTAACCACTGCTTTAACATGTGTAGAAACATTAAAGCTAATTAGTCTAGAGTTCTCAGTATCTTTAGCCTCCATAGGTATACCATCCTTAGATAACTTAGGAAGATATAAATCATTATTGATATATCCTTCTTTGTTTTCCCATTCACGGCTAGCTAAACAAACATTAAAGAAGTTACTGTTAGAGAACAGGCTGTTACACTTAGACATAAAGTCTTCCATTGTCTGTGCTTCAATAGCATCTAACTCAGATCTCTTACCTAATGTTTCAGATAAGAATATCATAGACTTAAGTATCTCTTGGTCTCTGCTAATTTCTCTACCACTTGGTAATGTAGTATCCTTAAAAGGAAATGGTGTTACCCTTACTCTACCAATTTGACCATCATATCTACCCTTAGATTCATTATCTTTGTCTCTAAAGAATCCTTCAAACTCACCACCCATTGGCTCTGACTCCATATGCAAATTAACATTATATGCTTCTCTGTCATAAGGTGTTTGATCAAATGTGATTGAGTTAATTCTTACCACGTTGTTACCTGGACCCATTAAAGGTCTTGCTTTTCCTGAGCCTACGCTCATGTCTTTTGTACTTAACATACTTTCTTTTTTTTAATTAATTAATTGATTATTGTTCATACTCTGCTATACAGTTCTTTACTAACTGTAGATCATTATCTATAAAGGACTCTTCAAACATGTCCATAGGAGATTTACATGTGTTCTCTCCGTTATTTACTGTGTCAAAACCATACTCTAAACCATCTTCAGTCTTCTTAACTCTACCAAATAATACTATAGAGAATAAACCTTCTAGTGTTAAGGTGTTGTCAATCATCTTACCAATTGTTTTAGCTTTAACTTTTCTGTGCCCATTGCCATCTACTGATTCTTCTGAGTGTGTCAAGAAAAATATAGTTAAGTCTGACCTCATATCTTTAGGCATCTTAGCAACCTGCGCTAAGTTAGCTGCAATCTGAGTAAACTTATCATACCCTTTTTCATTAGCTCTATCAAAGTATTCAAAGCTAGACATATACTGCCAATCATCTATAATAAGATTAGTTATATGTGGCATCTTATCATTGACATGTTGCATTGCCTTAACAATACCAGGTGCTGATGAAGCTGATGTCATATTACCTTTAGGATTATCTTTAGATATATTTACATAATCTTTTTTCCATCCCTT